AACCAAGCCTTGAAAGGAAAGATTAATGTTGGAGATAAGCTCATTGAAGAAAAGATTGGTAGAAAGGTTCGCTGGGACCTACAGTTCTCTAAGACTTCTCCTGCTTTCCAAGGTGGCGAGTATGACTTCTATTTTAGAGGCGATGACGTTGGCGTTGACAGTATTGGTGATCTTGTTGACACAGCAGAATCACTAGGTATCGTTGCTAGAACTGGTGCATGGTATCAGCTAGAAGATGGCACAAAAATCCAAGGTAGAGATGCATTCGTTGCAAGAGTAAAGGAAGACCTAGACTTGCAAGACTCTATTAAGGCCAAGCTAAATGGCTAGATATTCAGTATATGCAGGAGAGTTTACGTGTCACACATGTAAAGAATTGGTTAAAAGCCTAAGACTGTATCCAGATACTAATGAGGTAAGCTGGATGTGCAGTAAAAAACATCTTACAAATGTGGTATTATATAAGAAGCGAACGAAAAAGGACTATGAGCGAGAAGAATGAAAGCAAGCGTATTGGTGCCAAACAGCACAAAAACTCTGGTAGAAATACCCACAAAGGCGATGCAACCTGGAAAAACTTTACAGTTGACTTCAAAGAAGTCAGCAAATCTTTTACAATCAATAAGGATGTCTGGGCAAAAGCAAGTACTGACGCTATTCGCAACGGCAACGATCCAGCTATTTTTATTGTATTGGGGGACCAAGGGGCTAGAACACGCCTGGCTGTTATTGAGTTGTCAATGCTAGAGCAAATCATGGAGAAACCTGAAGATGACTAGTCTACCATCACACATCAAGTCATTGCTTTCAGAGTCTGATATCTCAGAACTCTGGGAAAGAATAGAATACCTAAAGATGACTATGGCCAATGAAGAGCCTTTTGATGAAACTGGAAATGACACAGCTGTTCCATCTGGTTTACGACTTAGCAAAATTATTAATTCCAATATGGGAAAGATATACTTTAATTTGCCATCAGGTTTTATTCCAGATCACATTCAAGCTAAGATCGATTCTGCTGCAGAAGGTCTAGAAGCAGGAGTAAAATTTCACTCTGCGACCTATACAGAGTATTCAAGTGAATATGGAACTCCTTCTCTAAGTACTCACCAAGATAGATTTGATATATTTTTGCTCCTTGATCTTCAGATTAACTCAAACACTTCCTGGAAGCTTTCTGCTGCTGGGGTAGAGTATGACCTATCAGATGGTGATGCCCTTGCATTGCATGCAGGAAGTACTGACCATGGAAGACCAGAGAAAGTGTTTAAAGATGGTGAAACCGTGTCCATGATATTCCTAGATTACATGAGGCCAGGTGCAGGAATTGATCAATAAAATAATTAAGGTTAAGTTCTCTCCGAATGAGCTTAATGTAATTTATAATCATTGTGCAAATACACCACCAGATAAGATATTTAGTCATCCAGATTTTGGACATAAGGCATACTTTTCTTGGCTGCCAGAACCAATTGTAGATAAAATTTGCAGGGAAGTTGCAAGGCAGATTGATGAGCCACTAGTACTTAGAGAGCTATCGTTTGCTCGCTATGATAATACTAATAAGGCTACGCCAAAGCTATACCCACATTTTGATATTTTTAAAGAGAAGCGTATAACTGTAGACATCCAGGTTGAGTCAAACGTAGATTGGCCCCTAGTAGTAGATGGGTCTGAATATACACTTAAGGATGGAGAGGCTCTAGTCTTTAGTGGCACACATCAGATTCACTGGAGAGTACACAAGGACTTCTCCCATGGCGACTTTGTAGATATGATATTCTGCCACTTCTCCTACCCTGACGAGTCCCTAGAGACTACCACAGATGAGCACATAGCTAATATGAAAGATCTTGAAGAAGAGGCAAGAAAAGTCTGGTATGCTCAGCAGTAAAATGATTTTTGTACTATAATATATACAAGGAGAAAAAATGGAAAATATAAAGAGAAACCCACACACAGGAAAACCGTTTGATCCAGCACCAATGCATAAGTATTTGACTGGATTTGACAACTATACACAAGAGCTCCCTATCTATATCGAAAAGCCTTTTACTGACGAAGAAGTTCAGATCCTAAGAGATGCTATTGAAAAGAATAGAAAGCTTATGGATGGAGATGAAAACTATACTCCAGTCCCAGGTAAGCAAGAAGAGTATTATGGCTCAACTAGATACCACCCAAAAAAGATTACACACATGTCACGATTGCTGATTGAGTTTGATTGCCCACCAGTAATTGAGCAAATCATGGATTCACACTGCAAGCCTTTGTATAAGGATCCTGTACGACTGACGCACTACAATTACATTGACTATAATCCAATCTATGGAAACGAACTCAATGCACCATCACTACCTCCACACCTAGATGCTGATGAGAATCTAGTTACCTTTAACTATATGATTGGCGGTAACGTAGACGACTGGACACTTTGGGTTGAGGACAAGCCTTATGACCTGAAGCTAGGAGATGCTATTATCTTTAGTGCTGTTAATCAGGTACACTGGAGAGATAAGCGTAAGTGGAAGCCAGGGGAGTTTGTAGAGATTGTTAGCTTTGACTACTGTCCAGTTACAAACTACAGATGGACTGGTAAGGATAATCCGCTTGACCCACTTATGAATCCAGAGGGGCGTGAAGCATATCAGATAGAGCTAGCCAACCACCCACTATTTAGAAAGGGTTGGGACATCTACAATGAGAGAGGCTTTGAGATTGGCCTTGACCAGAGTAAGATAGCAGGTTTTGCTGATGCAGAATGAAACTACTCTAGACATGATTAATGGTCTTGCTGAAATCGCTGATTATATGCAAGATGAAGAATTGACAACAGCTTTGACATTCATTGCAAAGCTAATCGTAAAGCCAGACATTCCATTGAATGTGGCAACAATCGAAATAGTACGCCTTCAGGCTATTGCTGCAAAGATGTCTTTTAAAGCAACCTGGATGGCAAATGTAGATAAGGGAGATAGAGCGAAGAAGAACTTGTACTTCACAGCTGCAGAGTCAATCAATAACTTGGTTGCTGCACTAAAGTACATAACTCGCTAGTGGTATTATGGCTAAAAACTTACTAAGTCAGGTAATGTTGAAAAAGGTTGAGGCGAAAGTCAGCACCTTCATCAACTCTGACGAATTTATTGCAAAGATCCATGAAGGATATACAGTTACACGTGTTGCAAAGTTTCAGAAAAAGAAGACTTTTGCACCATCTACAATTGCATTCTCGCATGGTGAGTGCCCAAGATATTGGTATCTAGCATTCGATGGTCAAACATTCGAAGACAATGCAGATGCTTATGGTGTGGCAAACATGACAGCTGGAACTCTGTCTCACGATAGAATCCAGACCGCAATGTTGAACTCTAATCTGGCTAAGGCTTTTGTTGACGATGACGGCAACAGAACTACTGAGTTTAAGATTACTAATCAAGATCCACCCATCTTTGGATATGGTGATGCAATGCTAAACTGGGCAGGCGAAGAAATCGTTGGTGAAATCAAGACCATGCCTAGTGAGGGATTTGAATATAGAAAGGCTGCAGGCAAGCCAAAGAAGGGCCACCTAGTTCAGCTACTTATCTATATGAAAATTCTAGGAAAAACTAAGGGTGTTCTTATATATGAGAATAAGAACAACCACGACTTGCTGATTTTGCCTGTAGAGGTAACACCAGGAAGTTATTTAGTATCGTGGGTAAATCAAGCTTTTGATTGGATGAGAGTAGTTCGTAAGGCATGGGTTGACAGAACTCTGCCAGAAAAGAACTACCGTTCAAATTCAAAAATTTGTAAGACGTGTCCTATTCAGGCTGCGTGTGCAGAGGCTGGTAAGGGAGAGATCAAGATCAAATCTCTGGAGCCAATCGATGAAACACTGTCAGTACTGTGATGCAAACTTCACACCAGCTACGTCATATCAGATCTACTGCTCAGTAGGCTGTAGAGAATTAGCAACAAAAGAGAAGATAGCTCTCCGCTATGAGCAAACCAGGCGTGAGAGAAGGAAGACTAAGGTCAGGAACTGTAAGATCTGTGACACTCCGCTATCCATCTATAACGATGATACTACCTGCGATGGGTGTATCGTTATTCCAAAAGATGTTAATAGAGTATTGCGACAAATAAAAGGAATTGCAAATGGTAAATTTATCCTTGATGACAAACCAACCGCAGACGATTTGGGCAATTGACGCAAGCACCAACAGCTTTGCTTTCAGTATATTTGAGGGCAAGGCGTTGGTTGCTTTTGGAAAGATTAACTTTGTTGGTACCACAACATACAAAAAGGTAATTGACGCATGCAAGAAAACCAAAGCTTTTGTTGCTGCATATGGCTCACCTGACGCTATCGTTATTGAGCACACTGTATTTATCAATAGCCCAAAAACTGCTGCTGACCTCGCTCTTGTGCAGGGTGCAGTGCTAGGTGCAGCAGGTATTTCAGGGGCAAATGAGATCAAGTCAGTTGCACCAATTACGTGGCAGAACTATATAGGCAATAAGAAACTAAGTAAAGAAGAAAAACTTGAGCTTAAGAAAAAGTACCCAGACAAAAGCGAGTCATGGCTCAAGAACCATGAACGAAATCTCCGAAAAGAAAAAACTATTAATTATATTAATATTCAATATGATAGGGTGGTCAGTGATAATGACGTTGCTGACGCTATTGGCATTGGGCATTATGCAATAAATAATTGGGAGAAGTTGACAAACTAATGGCAAAGCTGTATACTAATGAGGTGTGGTTGAGAAAGAGATTCCACATAGATAGAAAGTCTCCAGAAGACATCGCAAGAGAGTGTGGTGTAAGTGTAGAGACTATCTATGTTTATTTGGCTAAGTTTGGATTAAGGAAATCAAAGAGATGAAAAAGAATATTATTGCTAAGATTACTGTAGTGTCAGCTATTCTTGCTGGCGGACTGTGGGTAGCTTCACCAGCCATAGCACCAGATAACTGTGTGCATATCTATATTGACTATGGTGTTTTGGATAATGATGCCAAGGTAAAAAAGTGTGTTTCAGCAAACAGAGAAATGACAGCAGTTGATGTATTCAACTATGCAGGCATTGATGTAGAAGGAACTGAGAAGTACGGAAATGCAGTTGTTTGTCGTGTAGACGGTAAGCCAGCTGCTGACCTACCTATCAACATAGAGGGTCATGAAACATACGTAGAGACTTGTGCAGACATGCCACCAGCATTTGGATACTGGGCTGTGTTTGTAAAGCCATACAAGAATGTCAATGTACCACTTGATTTTGCTACTGGTTGGAAGTGGGCAGAGACTGGTGCTGATCAGGTCATGCTGTCTCCTGGAGACACCATCGGTCTAGTGTTTACCGCTAACGAAGAAGATAGGTTCCCTAATGACTAATAATCTAAAGATCACAGTTGATCAGGTAAACCATCCACCACACTATACGTCAGATCCAAGCGGTATTGAGTGTATCCAGATTACACGCCATCGCAACTTTAACGTAGGTAATGCATTTAAGTACCTGTGGAGAGCAGGACTAAAAGACGAGGATAAGACAATCCAAGACCTAGAGAAGGCAATTTTCTACATACAAGATGAAATTAAGAGGCTCAAGGGTGTAGTGTAGTGGCCAGAAAGAAGACTACAGCACCAGTAGACACTAAGTTTAAAAGAGATGATAAGGTCCATATTGATGGGTTTGAAATCTCTCGTGGTGATATAATTAAGATAGTTGGAGAATATGGACTTAAATTTAAATTTGATTCCGTGGTCACCAATACTGAAACAGGATCTGTTTGGGTTGACTGCTTTGAACTATACCGTGGTCAAAGCCACAGCTACAGATCATTTCAAGTAGACAGAGTTAAGCGTATTCCGCAGAAAGGTAAGAGAGGTAAAAGAGTTGTCGTCGATTGAGTTTATTGATACTCCAACACGCATCTGGATCATTGATGATTTCCTAGATGCTGATTTGGCGAATCAACTTTCAGATGAGTTCTATTCGTATGATGATGAACGATGGCTGACAAGGAATAACTCAGAGTTCGAAGAAAAGCTTCTCTCTACTCACTGGGACTGGTACCCTAAATCTTTTTATAAGACTTTCTTTGATCTTACATCTGTAGATTTTACAGAGGAGCTAGAAGGCCTAACTGGCATAAAAGGACTAATCGCAGACTATGGACTGCATGCAGGTGGTATGCACTTACATGCAAGTAATGGCAGATTGAATCTTCACCAGGATGCAAAGGTTCACCCAAAGCTTGGCTTAGTAAGAAAGTTAAACCTAATTGTTTATCTTAATAAGAATTGGCAAGATGCTTGGGGTGGACAGCTAGAGTTTTGGGATGATAAGGACGGAGAGCCAAACACTCTGTCTGCGTCCGTGGAACCAAGATTTAATCGTGCAGTTATTTTCCAGACTGATGGAGATTTTTGGCATGGACTACCAGAGATGATTGCTGCACCAAATGGAGAAAATAGAGAGAGCATTGCTGTCTTCTATTATATTCAATCTGATGAAGGCTTAGATATGCCTACCAGAGCAAAGTTTGCACTCACCGAGGAACAAAAGATGAACCCAGAACTTGTTGCTAAGAGTGAAGAGAGAATGAGAACGGCTTTTAAATATGGAAGATAAACTAGTAGAGCATTTAGAT